CAAAAGACCTTTATTGCGAGGTCGTTACATGCACCAATCAGCAGACAGGACAGAGTGACGAGTGTCCGCGTATCGTTATCATCGACAAAGATGGAACGGGCTATCAGGCTGTATCTCTCGGCGTTTACAGCGCGATCAAAAAGATCATTCAGGTATTCGGTGCACCTACATGGGAAGATCCCCTTCCCCTCGTCGTAAAGCAGATTACCAAAGGTGATAGAAAACTGCTTACATTCGATGTTGATTTTAAATAGGTAAGAAAGGAGAATGGGCGGCGAAACAATCGCCGCCCTATTTCAATATGATTACAAGAAATGGGATTGTTTACTCATTAAAGATAAGTCCGTACATTATCAGAGTGGGTGACATTACGTATTACTTCTCTAGTAAGAATCATTTAGAGAAGTTTACTGAAAAGCTTTATGAAAACCGCAATACTCTCAACACGTCTTTAAGTAGACGGTTCAGTGTTTCTGTTGAGGTTCCTACCTTATGTGATATAGTGCTTTATAGCAAGGTAGAAACAAGAGGCTTCTACATCACGTGCAAAGGGGTAGAATACACATGCCTAAACAATATAACATTAAGTGGCGCGACTCTGACACAAAAAAGTTAGCAAACGCCGTAAGGAGTTACAACGCTAAGAGAACGCGTCTTCTAAAACAAGTACCAGAGTTAGACGAATTTCTTCCTCCTAAAGCTTCTACAAAGGCAATTAGGGCAGGAGTAAAGACAAGACGAGATTTAGAGAATGAGATAAAATCCTTAAAGAGATTTCTCAAAAAAGGAGCAGAAAAACCGATCGTTACTAAAGAGGGCGTTAAGACTACCGCATACGAGAAAAAAGAACTTACCATTAAGATTAATGCGATCAATGCGCGTAGGAGAGCAGAACTTAAGAAAGCGGCTCCCTCTACCGAAAAAGGAACCATGCGAACGATTCGGGAAAATAATCTCTTACCTAAGAGGAATGATTTAGAGAATATCTCAAAACGTGATTGGGCTAAGTTCGTAGAGAGTGTGGAAAAGCAATCCAAGGATAGCTACTCTTATGATAAGATACAGAGATATAAGGAAAACCTGCTCAAAGGATTGAACAACGCATTCGGTGAGAAGGGCAGAACCTTAATAGACTTAGCCTCTCAGATACCTGCTGAAACGCTTGTAGAAATGTATTACAACGACCCTGTACTACAGATAGACTTTATATATGACCCTCTGGAAATGGAAGTTATCATAGAGAGCATGGAAGAACATCTAAATGATTATCTTGACAGCATAGAGTAACTGTATTACAGGGAGGTAAGTTGCATGGCATTATATACAGCGGATTTCGAAACAACTACCGACCACTTAGATTGTAGAGTTTGGGCTTATGGGATATGTGAGATTGGGAACCCTGACAACTTCATATATGGAAACGATATTAGCGGTTTCCTTAACTGGTGCAAGGAACAAGGATCAGTAACTACATACTTTCATAATCTCAAGTTCGACGGAGAATTTATACTGTGTTGGTTATTCGAACATGGATTTAAATTCGTAGAAGATAGAAGAGACTTAGATACAAATACATTCACAACGCTTATCAGTGACAAAGGTCAGTTCTACTCCATGGAAATATGCTGGTTCCGCAAGGGAAAGACTCGATGCGTAACCACTGTGTATGACTCCTTAAAGATACTACCCTTCAGCGTTGCGGATATTGCTAAAGGTTTTGGATTATCTATTAGCAAGCTTGAAATTGATTATGATGAGTTTAGAGAAGTAGGACATATACTTACACCTCATGAAGTTGATTATTTAAGAAATGACGTTGACATCGTAGCAAGAGCACTCCACATTTTGTTTGAACAAGGCTTAACCAAAATGACACAGGGGAGCAACGCTCTGTATGACTACAAACGAACCGTTGGAACAAAGAACTTTGCGAAATGGTTTCCTATACCAGATTACGATGCAGACATCAGGCAATCATACAAGGGAGGGTTCACATACCTAGCTGATAGATTTAAAGAACTCGATCTGGAAGAGGGCATAGTCTTAGATGTAAATAGTCTTTATCCATCTGTAATGTATTACCAGCCTTTACCTTATGGAGAAGGAATTTATTTTAAAGGTAAGTACAAGGAAGATAAGCTTTACAATCTTTACATACAGATGATAACGTGTCAGTTTGAGCTTAAGCCTAACCACATACCAACTATTCAGATTAAGAATAACCTTTCATTTATTCCCACTGAATATCTAAAATCAAGTGATGGTGAAGATGTTACATTGTGCTTAACCAACGTAGACTTAGAGTTATTCTTAGAACATTATGACGTGTTCAACATAACATATCATAGCGGCTGGAAGTTTAAGTCAACAGTAGGTTTGTTCAAAGAGTATATCGACAAGTGGAACACTATTAAAGTAGAAAGCACAAAGAACGGTAACAAAGCTATGCGTGCTCTAGCTAAACTTATGTTAAATGCATTGTACGGTAAGTTCGCATTAAACCCACACGTTCAGTCTAAGATACCTTTCTACCATGATGGTATCATTAAGTATAAGCTAGGGAAGGAAGAAACGAGAGACCCAATTTACATACCTGTGGGAACCTTCATCACGGCATGGGCTAGATATAAAACAATCAGTTCGGCTCAGAAGGTCTATGATCGGTTTGTTTATGCAGACACAGACAGCTTGCACTTAACAGGTACAGAGATTCCGGCAGAGTTAGAGATCGATGCAACAAAGCTAGGAGCATGGAAACATGAAAGCACATTCAGTCGGGCTAGATTTATCCGACAGAAAAGCTATGTTGAGGAAATCGATGGAGAGTTACACATCACTTGTGCAGGTATGCCAGAAAGATGTTATGAACACGTTACATGGGATAACTTTAGAAGTGGAAGTGTTTACAGTGGCAAGTTAGGAATGCAACACGTTCATGGTGGAATTGTCCTGAACGACATTCCATTCACGATTAAGAAAGGAGCATAAAATGGAATTTGCATGGTTTTGTGCAGGAGTTATAACGGCTAATATTCTTTGGGTTTATATTTTGGTAAGAAAGAGTTGACAAACAGAATAAACTATGGTAACATAAACATGAAGGTTACATAGTTTAGTTGACTAGGAATGTTGGACGCTACGGGGTGAAATCCGCTGACATTACCGTTCGGGATAGCACCCGTGGTCAGCGAGTATGTAACCTTTTTAAATGGAGGTGAAAGCAATGAAATATGGTGCTCCGTATTGGAACATTAAAGACATATTACCTTATCAACGTAATTTTAACTTCATAAATGGTGAGCGTTCAATCGGTAAGACATACACGGCAGAAGGATACTTCATTGAAAGAGCGTTAAACAACGGCGAAGAATTTGTCTACATATGCAGGACTCAGGAAGAAAAGAAAGGCGGCATACTTGAAAAGTCATTCGCTAAAGTCCTAGCGTGTGAGTTTCCGAACCAGCCTATTAAGAGCACCACTGAGGTGATGGAGTTAATAATCGAAGATGAAAGCGGAGACGTGATCGAGAAGAAAACCCTAGGTTACTGTCTAGCATTATCAGAAGCAGTTAAGATTAAGAAAAGATCATTCCCCTTTGTAAGATGGCTCATGTTCGATGAGTATATGTTGGAAGAGAAGCAACGCGCCAGCTATGTGAATGGCTGGAAAGAACCTGACCTGTTACTATCAATCTATCACACGATCGACAGAGAAAGAGATTACGTGATTTGTTTCATGTTTGGTAACAACACATCGTTCTATAACCCTTATCATATGCATTCAGCTTTTAATATACCTTATATAGAAAAAGGTGGAATATGGTATAACGAAAACGTGTTGTTTCAATGGGCTGAAAGCACGGAGGAGTTAAAGGACAAAAAGAGCAAATGCAAGTTCCTTAAGATGATAGATAAGACCGACTATGGCCAGTACGCAAAACATGGAGACTACGTAGACGATAACATTAACTTTATTAGAGAAAGAACGGGCAACTCCAGACACTTATTCACATTCGAGTACGAGAAAGAGATTTACGGAGTATGGCAGGATATGAAGTTAGGTTTAGTCTTCATTGATAACAAGTATGATAAATCATGCACACTTAACTATGCTTTAACCATTGACGATCACAAGGAAAACACGATGTTTACTCGAAGCAAATCAGACACGTTGCTTATGTGGCTTAGCAAAATGTTCAAGCTGGGTAATGTAAGATATACCAGCATGAGAGTAAAGGTTAAGGCGGAACAGGCTATTAAACTTATTTTATAAGGAGGCAAAAATGACAATAAAGCTAAATGACGTTATCGTAGATGCAGAACCGATGCGATATGCACAGTGGCACAATCACAACAAAGAGTATTGCGGCTCTAATGAAGAGTACGACGTTTATTTTATGGGAGGTAAATTTTATTATGCAGAAGCAGACGATCCATACCAGTTTTGAACCATCGGATATGAAGGAATATGCTTATATGATAACTACAAGGCTTAATGCTTTAATTAAAGGTAAGGCAGAACCAGTTTATGACAGAGCGGGTATATGGGATATTGTAGTAAAATTCGATAATTTTAACTTTAAATATAGAGCGCCATTATGTAAATATTTTTACTACAGTTTTAATGTTGATCTTACAGCTAGAATTATTAGAGACAACATTATTAAAGAGATCATAGATTCTGTGGTAACTGAGGGTAATAATGTTGATGTAATATCTGGAAAGGAGTATTAAATATGGACGACGGTTATATGCCTACATGGAACGATTGTTATGCTAAGATAAATGAAATGTATAAAGAAAACATTGATATGAAGGCTAAAATTAATAAACATGCAATTGAATTAAAACAAGCACAAGATATGATCGATAAATTGGAAATGTTAAGGGTATCGCAAAATTCAATCATTAAAGCATTGAATGAAGCGCTAAGTGATCGACAAGAATTTATTGATAAGCAACAAGAAATGATTGATAGATTGGAATCAAAAAGAGTAAGTAATCTGCATCTTATTAAGGAGCAAAAAGAACATATTACTACATTAACAACAACGGTAGAAAACTTAAAAGAAGTAGTTAATAC